GGAATAGGCATTATGCAGTTATCTTTCCAACTACTCGGTAGGTGTTAGCTGCAACCTTTTGAACAGTTGCGGCATTGTAGGTCTGGTCAATCTTGAAGGTGACGGCTGTTCCCGCTGTTCCTGCACCTGCCCAGTCGGTCACGCCTGTTCCTGCGGCGATGGTCACAGTTCCGCCAGCGTTACGCCAGATTGTGACAGTATCCCAAATGTCAATGACATCGGGAATTGTGACTGTAACTGCAGAAGTGCCTGAAACATAAATCGTTGCGTTCTGTAGGTCAGAGGTTGCAGTCATTGAGGTAGTGATTGAAGTTCCGCTACCGACCACATCCTTAGCTAGAACTGTGCCTGCAACTGATGGATAAACCTGCGACCAAGCTGAGCCGTCATAAACAGTTATGGTGTTGGAGTCGGTCTGGTATGTGACCATTCCTTCGACAGCAGTTCCAATAGCAGAACCTCTGGCTGCTGTGCCTGCAAAGACCATAGTGGTCTGGTCAACAATGGAATTGACATCGGAGGCTGTGAGGACCTCTCCTGCGGTAAATACCTTACGGCCTTGAAATGCCATGTTTCTCCTATTAGAAGGCTAATGCGTTGCCTGCGTCTAGCTTACCAAATTGTGCGTCATCCAAGACGAACAGCGCGAAATCAAGTGTCGAGAAGCCTAGAGACATGACATGGTTCTCAAGGTCAACCGAGTTGTCAATGCGGATTACTTCAGCGTATTTAGAGATTGCCGGGGCTATGCCGTTAGGGGTGAATTTGATTTCGACAACATCGCCGATTTCTAGTCCCAAGAGGTCGGCCTGTTGCGACAGGCTTAGCTCGTCAAGCAGGATGTCAACGGACTCAAAGCGGTATTCGGGCTGTGAGTATTTGTTGGCATAGAACTCGGCAAGCTCAGCTAGGTCGGTGTCGCTGTTTATTAGAAGCCCAGTTCGAGTCAGGTTGAAGATTCCATAGGTGTCAATTGAATCTAAGTCTCTTGCTATTACCTGCGTGGTTGTTATGTCGGATTCAACGACAACTTCATTAGCTAAAAGCTCTGAGCCGTATTGCACCCTTAGCGACTGATAGGGGATACCTGTTCCATCATCAGAGAGGGTAATCCCTCCGGAGGTCGGTGCTGCGATTCGGTCTCGGAAGATTACATTTCCTGACTTACCAATAAAGAACGCACCGGGTTCGCTCTGCTCGACTAGTCGCAGATAGGTCAGGGCATTTGTGTTGTCGGGGATTGTGTCAGCACCTAGTGTCATTTGACCGGTTTCAATGTCACGCAAAGTTGAGGGCCAGTTAATCTCAGGCAGGTCAAGGATTGCGTTTATTCTTTCCCCTGACTTCTGGACTGAGTTTGTTCTTGTAGCGATTGTCTGCGTGGCGAATGAAGATGTTGCATCCGAGCAAGCGGCCGATGCGATTGAATCGCCGTTTGGCTCATAGCTCAAATTCCAATCGTCAATAAGCCCTGCAAACTGGACAATGCCACCTGACGAGATTCTGATTTGACGCTTTGGAACAATCTGCCCTGCGTATGGAGATGATGCGTATTCAGGGTCAAAGGTTCGGTCGTTGTTATTAAAGACAACATTGGCAAGACCTGAGTCAAACTGGTCGAGCTGCCTGTTCTTACCTCGCTGAATTGCTACCGACTTGACAAGGTTTGTAACATCGAAAAACAGAACACCTGCCAAAAGGTATTCGGTGTTATTGAGTTTTCCCTTTATCGGGTCATCAAGAATAAAGTAAGGGCCGAGACCAGATGACAGGATGTCAAAACCAATCTCTACCTTCTGGACTGGCTGGCTCAATTTGTCGGACTCACTAGAACTTGACCACCTGCCGAGACATACTTGGTAATGGTGTTACCCAAAGTCTTACCAACCATTGCCAAAGACTGAGTTGAGTCGGTCTTGACATTTATGTTTATGGTTGTGCCAACCGCACCTGTGCCGAGCGTCTGAATTAGTCCTAGCTGTGAGCGGAATTGGTTTCTTAGGTTTACTGCACTCATCGCCTCGGCAGTTCTGCCTGCGATAGCAGACTGGTTTGCAAACTCATTAGCTGCGTTAATTCTCTCTTGCAGGTAGTTAATAACTCTTGTCACATCGCTCATTGAGTCAATGAAGATTCCGGTTGCATCGGTGACTGCCGATGCCGCCATGTTGACACCGCTCATGCCACCGCCAGTAGCCCCTGCGCCCGGAGTAGTAACAGCGTCAACGCGAGCCTTAGCATCGGTTTCAACCTTGCCGAGCTTCTTCATAAACTCGTCAACAACTTTGCCAAGACCGCCTAGGTCACCCTTCATGGATTCGATGTTCTCTTGGAAGGCCTCGCGGATTTTGTCAACTGCCGAGATGAGTGTCAGGTTTGCGTCAATGACTTCTTGATTGAAGTCGAGCTGTAATTGCTTGAGAGCCTCAGTCAGCTCAGTCTGGGTTTGTGCATAAAGGTTTTTCAGTTCCCTTGTTGCCAAGCCTTGCTTGTCATAAATCTCGCGAGCAAGTGAGTCCATGCCTGTCTCAGCGGTTGACTCAAGTGCTAGGAATAGTCTTTGTAGTTCGGCCTGAGTCTGCGGAGTAGATTCAAGAATTGCCGAAGCAAGTTCGTTGCCTGTCTCAGTTCCAGCCTCTACAACCTGCTCGATGAATGTCTGAGAGAATCCCGCAGCGTTTAGCTTGCCAGCCTTCTCAAGTAATGCCTGTGACTTTGCAAGTCTTGTAGTTAGACCCTGCACCAAATTAGCGACAGACTTGGTTTCCTCGACCTCAAAGATGTCGGCAAGTGAAACCCTTACAACCTGCTCGAAAGCGGTTCTAAGCCTGTCCTGTGACTTCTGGACTATGTCTGCGAGCTTCTGACCAAACTCTTGCTCAGTCTTTAGAACTGCCTCAGCGTATTTCTTTTGAGCGTTTGCAATGGTCTTGTTGTATTGGTCTTGTGCGCTGGCGAGTGCTTTCTGGGATTGCTTGATAAAGCCCTGCACCTTTTCAAACGGACTCTTACCCCCGCCGCCTCCGCCGCCTCCACCACCAAGGTTGTCGAGAAGATTGGTAAATCTGTTGTCGCTACTGATTGAACCAGCTGCAGCTGCGGCTTTATCCTGTGCGTCATAAATGTCTTTGACGAACTTGTTGTATCTGTCTAAGAATGTTGCCTGAGCCTTGTATGCACCAACAAAGTCTCCCGACAAGAACTTGCCGATGATGTTTCCAACATCGCCGATGACATAAGCAATCTGAGCCAGACCAACAGCAGCAGCGTCAATCAGGTTAATGAAGAAGGTTAGTGCGGTGCTACCGGTGAGCTTGCGGAATAGGTTGTCAATCTGCCTGACGGCCTCACCGACACCAACGCCCATCTTGGTAAAGGCTGTTTGGAAGTCTGCACTTGCAAAGTAGTCTGCAATCTCATTTAGGTAAGGCAGAAAGATTTGACCGATTTGTTCTTGCAGTTCGCCAAAGATGATGGTCAGTCTTTGGAAGGGGTCGTTGCGAGCAGCGGTCTCAGCAGCCCCGGCAAACTGCTCCTCAAGCATTCCGAAAACATCTGCGCCTTCTTGTGCCTTGATTCCTAGTCGGCTAAGTGCGCCCTCGTTTCCTTGGTAAGCCTTAGTAAGTGCGAGCGTTACTGTATTGAGGTTTCGACCAGTTCCCGCTGAAACATCCAGCGCAATCTGCATCAGCCTTTGAGCCTGACCAACATCGCCGGTAGCTCTAACTAGCTGACCAAACGCAGGTCTCAAAACATCATCGGCAACGGCAGCCGAAAGCTGCATCTGCTTGATTGACTCCTCGACAGAGGCAATCATCTCCTCATTAGCACCGACTGTATTTCTAAGCTGTTCGGCTAGAAGGGCTGCGCTCTTTGCATCTTCGGCTGCAGCTTTTGTAAATTCGACAAGGGCATTGACAGAGAACGCACCGGCAATTAGACCACCCAGCTTGCCGATTGTTTTGCCGATGTTGTCAAAGGCACTCTCAGCACCCTTGACACCCTTGTCATCCCAGACTGATTTGAGGACTACATTTACTGCCATTTAGTCAAACATCCTGTTCGCTATTCGATAGTAGCTTTGCACTATTGAGTCAATTCGGCTTTCAAAATTAGGTAAGTCTTTCTCAACTGCAGGCCAAGCAATTCGCGATGCGCCTCGCTTCACAATTCCTGCAGCTGCATTCAAGTTAGCAATGAATTTCTTTCCTGCCTCTGGCGGAGTTCTGCGAACATAAGCAATAAGCTCGCCAGATGAATTGCGTCTTACAACCGGAGTGTAGCCGCTTCTTCTTTTACCCTGACCCACAGAACGGCCTGACCTTCCAGCCATGTCCATAATGTTGACGGATGCAGAATTGAGGCGCACAGAAACAAGTGTTGTGTTGAGGCTCTTGCCACCGGCCTTAGTTCTAAATCTGACAGTTGTCGAGTCAGGCTTCTTCGGTCCGTTATTCCAAGAGGTAAGTCCAAGGTGGTCAATCATTCCGCTGAGAGGCACAACATCCCTAATCGCAGACTTGATTGGCTTTTCTGCTTCCTTACCAACCTTCTTGATATCCCTAACAAATTGAGTTCTCAGACCCGGCTCGATGGCTCGCAGGTTCTTTTGAAGGGTGCGGATGTCTTTGACCGAGTAACTAGGCTTTTGAGTGCCAAGTATAGGGATTTGAAATTCAATAAACATCGGACCGCCTTTATCCCCCTATTCTACCTTGTTACCAAACTGTTATCTTTTGACCCTGCCTAAATGCTTGACAATGGCCTAGCCTTGACCTAGCTCAAAGAAAGGAAAAGAAATGAGCGCAATGAAGGAATACTTAGCCGAGAACATCGAGTCAGTATTGGCTCACAATGTTATTGAGATGAATGGGGACAAGGTCAGGATTGACCTTGAGATTATGGGAATACTCAACTGCATATTGTCTGACGATATTAGGTCTCTTGCGAATCAAGAACACAACTACTTCAGCACCTTGCATGTTGACACAGCTGACTTCTTGGCTGACTGGATTCATGCCATTACTGCCGCTATTGCCGTTTTCACCGGAGCGGCAACAACAGATGACAAACTTATTGGCCATAGCTTCGACTGGATGGCTTACCACTTCAACAACAGCCCACGCCGAACTGTCAGGGCCATGCAGAAGATGGGTCTCAACGACCGAGCGATTCAGGGGATTATTTATCTTCTAACCGGAAGATTGCTTGATGCTAATAAGGCTTTGAACATTGTTAGATTTGACTACATCCAGAATGCCAATCACCCAACTGTCATGTCTAGGGTTGTCTCCTAGTTAAAAGCGAAACCCCTCCCGATTGGGAGGGGTTTTGCTATTTCTTATTCATCTCTTGCGCCCGCCAGACTAGGTATCTGCCCATTGTCCATAGCATTCGCTCATCGAGTTCTAACAAGTCTTTTGGACTTATTCGAAACTCATAGGCGATGTTTACTAAATACCAATGAGCGGAAGCGTCACCTAGCCCTTGGATGCTTTTGGGTCAACCGCTCCGATTGAAGCAACAGTCTCTACCCAAGCGTCAAACTCGGCTGTGACTTGCTTCTCTCTTTTCAGAGCAACCCAAGCAAGCCAGAGCAGGTGAGTAACTTTCATCTCCTGCCCTAGCTTGGCGATGCTGATTGAATACTCAGACTCAAACTTCACCATGTCAGCCATGATGACCTTGATGTCTTTTTGAGTTCCGTCAAGAAACTCAACCTCAAGTTGCATACGCATTTGGCTTATCCTTTCTTATTTAGTTATTTATGCAGATGTGCCGCGAGTAACTGCACCAGTAATCGTCCAAGTTAGGTTCTGAACGGCTAGGTCTCCAACAGCACCCGAAACAGGGGAGGTGTTGTCAATCAGAGCGGTGAACTCATACTTAGGGGTGTTTGTTCCCGCTGGAGTTCCAGCAGGGAAGATGGTTACAGTTGCGATTGTGTTGAACAGGTTGTATAGAACGCTGTCCAGCGCGGTTGATGCGTAGTCGTTGTGCATTGACAGAGTGACTGAGCCGCTCTTTAGACCGCCCTTGTAGGTTCTCCAGCCGGAGTCTCCAAAAGAGGTGGTCTCGATTGCGTCAGCAGTCGTTGTCAGCTCAACAGAGTTGACATTCTGAGAGATTGCAGTTCCGTTTAGCTGGACTACAACATCAGTCAAGACTTGCTTTGCCATTTATTTTTCTCCTATAGGTTAGCTAGCTAAAACACGAACATTGAACTCGGCTGCGAGATAAGTGATATCTGAAATCACAACAGAGCCATAGTTCGTCATTTCGGTCACTATGCAGTCAAAGGCCTTTCCGCCTAGTGTCCTATCCGATTCTACCGCAAGCGAAACGGATGAGTCTCCGGTGCTTGAGCAGTAGGCATCGAGATTTCTTTGCGCAGTTCTTTCATCTACCCTGCCAACAACTACTTGAACGGCAAAGTTGTATTCGGTCATTCCGCGCTTAAAGTCTTGGTGGTATTGGACGCGAGCAAGTTGGACTATGGCAATCGGCGGGTTTGGGTTGTCGGGTATAAAAGCTGATGTTCTTAGGCCCGGAATAGTTGCAAGGTTCGCTGCAAGTCCGTCTCTAAGTTCGGCTATTGAAGCCACTATGCCATCCTGATTTTGCGGTATGGGTCAACTAGGTGTTGAACATCTGGGTCAAGCCTGAAGCCGACACGCATTGCACCTAAGTCTCCAGAGATAATTCCTAGAGGCGAGTCAAGTCGCTTAAAGATTCTTGAGGCAAGAATGACAGTTGCCTGAGTGATTGCAATTGGAACTGCTGACCATCCCCAAGTGCCGACTAGCTCAACTGTTGCTTCGCCGTCTCGGTATGGGAACAGGTAATCCTCAACTGCCCGAATCTGAGTGTAGGAAGTTATGATTCCGCCAGCTCGACCATTCAGCGGTTCTGCCTGCCAGTCTTTAGCTTCCCAAGTTGTGTCATAAGTCTCGCCGTCTTCTGATGTCTTGACGCGAGTCAGGGTGATGAAATCCTCGGTTGGGCAGACATAGTTGTCAAGCGGTGCGAAAACCTTTGTCGCTGTTCCAGCGTTGTAGAAATAGCGCTCGGTGTAAGAGTCAATCTGGCGAGAGGCTGATTCAATCGCCATCTCTAGCAATGGGTCATCTATCCCATCGGCTATGCCAAGAGCCGCCTTGATTTGAGTAAGAGTTGCGTAGCCATTGGATATTGCCATAGATTCCTCCAGCCTCTATTCTACCGACATTGTTCTGACCATCTCCGAAATCATCGGCCCTCGGAGGTAGCGGCTGTTGCGCCAGAGGAGTCGGTTGGTGTAGCTGAACTTGGTAGCAAGTCTGCGGTCAATCATGTTGGTTATGGTTGGTATCACTTCGATATCATCTCTGCCTAGCCGCTTGGCAATCATCTTTACTAGGTCGTATTTGGAAACCCAGTCATCGGGGACTAGGTGCTGAGTTCCAGCCAATAAGTAATTCTGTTTTATTATCCCTGCGACCACCCTTGCAAACGCCTGAGTTGTCACGCCGTTCCAGTAGTGATTGACAAAGCCGTTTATCCTTGCGCCTTCGGGTTGGTTCTTCACCCAGTCGAATAGCGAGCCTGTGCCGTTCGCTCCGATTATCGAGCATCGAAGGTTGAGCCAGTTCGATGCAGAGACCTCGCCACGCTTCTTGCTCACGCCGTAGGGGTCGGTAGCGTCTCGCTCGGAGTCTTCGGTATAGAAACCCTTGTCGCCTGCAAACACGCAGTCAGTTGCAATCTGAATGAAGTAAAGGTCTTTGCGAGTTGCGAGCAGATGTGGGAAATCGCCGTTTATCTTTTCCAGCTTTTCAACTGTCGGTTTCTTCTGTGGGATTACACCAATGCAGTTAATAACAACATCGCCTTCGGTCAGTATGAATCGGTCAATTGAGTCAGGTGCTTCATACTCCGAGCGTGAGGGTGCAATCAGGTCAAAAGAAGAAAGCTCTTTGACCATCGCCGAGCCAAGCATCCCCTCAGCTCCCAAGATGAGAACCCTCACCTGAGCGACCTTGATAGCTGCCTAATCTGCTCCATGCCCTCTGCTCTTTCATCAGGCCCAACCAATGCTCCAGAGGTTGTCATGCGGTCATAACCTCTGTCAAAAACAATCCTCATCGTAGGGGTGTTATACGGCTTTACAAGACCAGTTTTTCTCATGTGTAGCGCGAGACCCCAGTCGGCGAATCTTATGCCTTCTGGGAAGCCTCCAGAGGCTTGCCAGAGGTCTCTGGTCATGGGGTTAGCACCGCCTAAAGGGAACTCATCGTCAAGGGTTTCTGGAGACCAAATACATTGTTGGACTGAATCTGTGCCTTTGGTTCTAATCCAGTCGCAGACAAGGTTGCAGCCAGCCTCTTCCGCAAGAGGAATTGAGTTGAGTCCGCCTGGCAGGAAGTAATCGTCAACATTGCAAAGAGCTATCCACTTGCCAACGCATAGATAGATTGCTTTGTTCCAATACTCGGCATAGCTGTTTAGGTTTTCTTTTACTACCCTGACAACACCCTCATTTGGAACACTCGCCTTGACCTGTTCCCAGTTTTTCTCATCGGTGACAATGTTTATCTCAAACGGCTTAGTCTCAAGCGACTGCACTCCCGCCCACCATTGAGGCAGGAATTGAGAATAACCATCACCCCAAATTGCTAGGGGTAAAGAGATTAGACCAGTGTCTTGAGGAATGGTAACCAATAGTGATTCCAGACTTTAGCATTGTCAAATTGCTGAGCGAACTTGCGGGAGGTTTCCGAGTAACGACCTTCTGCCTTTGAGACTTCATAAGCCTTCTCTAGCTGCTGAGCAATTGAAGGGATTGACGGAGTTTTCCACCATGCAACCTGCGCCTCATCCCAGAAGAGCTGTCCAGTTACCTTGAATCCATCTTCTGCAACTAAATCTCTTGGACCAGTCCAGTCGGATGCGATGACTCTTGTGCCACAAGCCTGAGCCTCGATGATTGGGATTTCAAACCCGCCACCAAGAGAAACTTGCAAAGCAACATCAGCAGCAGAATAAAAGCCAGCTAGGTCTTTAGGGTCAACTCCCAAGCGGTAGTCAATTGGGTCAGGGAAGATAACAGAAGACATGTCTAGCCCGCAAGCCTCGGCCAGTCGGGGAAGATGAAAGCCGCCATAAACACCCTTGGGTTCGGTGTGAACATACATATAAGCGTTCGGGTGATTTTGCCTAAACATTGCGAAGGCCATGAATACAGTATCGAAAGATTTTCTATGAACTGATTTGTTTGCCTTGTTAGCTGCATTGACAACAATCAAGAAGTCGTCTTCTTTGATTCCTAAAAACTCTCTTGCATCTTGCTTGCCGATTTTGTCTGTGGGCTTGAAGGTAGAAACTGTGTCAATCGAGTGCGGGATGTAGATGCCCTCGATGCCAACATCGTTTAGTTGCTCCATGCCAAAAGGTGACATTGCAATTGGAGTTACATTGTCTTTATCTAGCCAACGCTTTACCGCAGGAGGCATTGAGATATGGTCGAGCGGTGTCCAGCTCAGAATGTTGGCGAACTCATTTGTGGGCCACATCTCTGACTTCAGAACCCAGACATCGCAAAGGGTCAGGATGTAATCTTTCCAATCCTTCTTCATTGCTTGCATCTTGTGTCCGACTGCAAGCGAGTCCTGGGACATAGGGTCGTAGCCTCTTGCGTAGTGCGGGATATCTCCATATGGAGTTTTGTGCGTTGAGTTGCTTCCTTCTAATCCGTAGTTAGAAACATGGGCAACATTCACGCCATGCTTTGCAAGATTGTCAACGAGCTGTCCGACTTGCCATCCATATCCAGTTGCTTGATATGGCGAATTTGAATAGGTCGTTATTGTGAGGTCTAGCTGTTCTGGTTTCATGTTTTCCTTTCTTTCCCCAGAATAGCAAAATCCCCCGACTTTTGGTCGAGGGACTTGCTAGATATCTTAGGTTGACTATGCAGCCGAACCCTTGAACACCTGGAAATGGGCCTGGTGGGAAAGTGCTGAATCCACACGAAGCATGAAGCGGAAGACGCTCAAATCGTTTCCAAATTTGAAATCATCGCTTCTGTCAACACGCAATCCGCCTGCAAGACGAATCTTGAATGACGGGATGTGTCCAAAGCCCACGCTTGCCGCAGCCGAACCAACAGCAGCGACCGCTGGATTTTCATGCACGCGGTAACCAAGAAGAGTGTCAGCGGTTGCGCCGTTGAGACCAGGCTCAAACAGGTAGTAACCATCTGTCGTCTTTAGCTTGCGAGCATTGCGAATTGCGGTTGGGGACATTAGCCAAGCTGTGCCTGGTAGGCGTCTCACTAGTGGGTCAACACTGTAGGTGAGGTCAATGAGCTGGTCAGCGGTAAACAGACCACCTGCGATAGTTCCAGAAACTCCAGTTCCAGCAGCAGTCATAATACCTTCTGGCTTGTCGCTTCCGTCACCTGTGGTTAGTGCAGCGTTTACTGCAACACCGATTGAGTTACCAGCAGCACGAGCAAGAACTTCTGCGAGGTCCAGCGAAGAGTCCTGTAGAAGTTCGGAACTTACAGGCACGAGGAATGCATATTTATAAGCTCCCAGAGTGATTGAACTGAAGGTTGGCTCTGACTCGTCAATGGTTGCACCTGGTGTCTCAAGAACAGCAGTTGCGTAATTTGTCAAAATTGGAATCTTCAAATCATTTCCAGCCGCAGTTTCAAAACGCTCTCCGAGGTCGAGCATCGGTCCTGCTTCTCTCGCAAGCTCATATACGCGATTCAGAAAAGACTGAGGCACAACGCCAGAAGCGTTGGATGGTGTCATTGTTCCGCGAGTCTCGAATTGGTGAGAACGAATCTCTCCTCTTACAAG